CATTGTAAGCCAATCTAGCACAAATGATGTTTTACTGAATCAGCGTGAAACTGCAAATATGCGGTTTTTTACTGGCAACACAGAACGTATGCGCATCGACAGCAGTGGGCATCTAATTGCGCCAAACGGCATCACACTAGGCACAGCAGTAGGCACATATAATGCGGCAAATACGCTGGACGATTATGAGGAAGGGTCTTGGACGCCAGCGTTTAATCTAGTAACCGTAACCCACACAGCGCAATACGGTCGCTATGTTAAAATCGGAAGGCTAGTCTATTGCAAAGCAAGAATTGAAGTGTCTTCTATTGATAACACGGATACGTCTGGTATTCAGCTTAGTGTACCTTTTTCGGCAAATAGTGGTACGGCTCAAGGTGGTGCGGCAACTACTTTTGCTTACGATGGTCAAAATTCAACATTAATGGATGGCTCTCACGCTGACGTTTACGGGGCTCTTGTTACTGGACCTACTTTTGCCGTGACTAATGACAGCGGCGGCAATATGCAATATGCCCAATTAACACAAACTAGCGGCATCTTTCAATTTGCATTTACTTATGAAGCAACAACCTAACCTGATTGGACATCAGGTCGGACAGTCCAACCATCACAGGAGATAAACGATGGCATTAACAGAAGAAACAATCCAAGACAAAATCGAAATCGTAGGTGACTACAAGCACATCCAAGTACGCACCGCAACAGTCATCAAGCGTGATGGCGTTGAGATTAGCCGTAGCTTTCACAGGCACGTTGTAGCACCTGACGCTGACATCACAGGCGAAAGCGCAGAGGTGCAAGCTATTTGTGCGGCTGTACATACACAAGCAGTCAAGGATGCGTATGCGGCGCATTTGGCAGGACAGGAGTAAATTATGACAACCTACACTTGGGATTTCCCACAAATCGACACAGCCCCCACAGAGGGTTCTTTAACAGATGTAGCCAAGTCAGTACATTGGCGGCTGAAAGCAACCCACGACAGCGCAACGAATGACGAAGGCGCACCGCTTTCTGTCAGTGCGTATGGTAGTGCTGGTGTTGGCGAAGCTAATGCCGACAGCTTCACAGCGTTTGACAGTCTCACTCAGGAACAGGTAAAGGGCTGGGTGCTTGCATCACTGGACAAGACCGAAGCTGAATTACAGGCTATGCTAACCCAACAGCTAGACAATCTCATCAGTCCACCCACTGTGGGCAAACTTCCATCGGGGTGGTAACAATGGAAATGAGCAATCTTCTGGACGTTCTAATATTCGTTATAATCGGCGGTGGTGCTTGGTACATTAACCAGCTCACTGCTAGGATTAACCGTCTGGAAGAACGCATCAATTCCACCAGAGAGACGTTTATCCATAAAGATGAGATGTCTTCAATGATGGGGCGCATCGAGGACAGGTTTGCTCGGTTAGAAGACTTGTTGCATCGGTTGATGGAAAAGTGAGTCAGGTTCTGGTCATCTTTGTTATCCTTACACAGCAGATGACATTTGTTATAAAGCCTTACGACTTAGATTACTGCCCCACCTATGAAGAAGCAAAAGCGAATATGTCACATTTATACCAAGAATATGATGTGGGATATTGGTCGTATCAGTGTTTTAATCGAGGCAGTAATGTGTGATGTCAAATTTTGTAGTGGCATTTTCGCTGGTGATGTATTTGGGGGCAGGTGATGCTAGAAGAGCTATTGATACAAATCTCCAATTTTATAATGTGGATGATTGTAATTATTTTGCATCTCGCCTCGCTAAACGATACGGCAATTACAGCCATATAGATTTTATTGATCCAAGAGACAGGGTTACGACATACTGTATTCCTAAAGCATATGACCCTAGCTTAGTGGAGATATTCTGATGCTTGCTGAATTGAGTGCCGCCAATGCCGCCTTCGCTATCATTAAGCAAGCCGTCACTAATGCTGGTGATGTGGCTAGGGCTGGCTCTGCGCTTACCTCTTTCGCCACAGCCAAGGAAGATTTGGAAAAGAAACTGCGCGGCAAGAACAAGGCCGCCGCAAACCAGTCAGACTTAGAAGCGTTCCTAGCCTTAGAACAAATCAAGCAATATGAGAAAGATCTCAAAGAAATTATGATTTATACAGGTCGACCCGGACTATGGGCAGACTGGCAAGGGTTTCAAGCTGAAGCTAGGAAGGAACGCCGCGAGGCAGAACTGAAGGCTGAACGCCGCAAAGAGTTTATGGCTGAAATTGTTGTTGGTTTTCTGGCTACAATAATATTTATTGGTATTGTTGGAACGGCGGTTTATGTGCTTAGGGGCTAAATGATAACAGAAACCACGGTCGGCTTAATCGGTGAATATCTGACTGCCGCATCGCTCTTGCAGATGGGCTGGCGCGTATCGATGGCGGCGCAAGATAAGGTTGATCTGGTCGCGTGGTTTGGACAAGAGTTTATCCGCGTTCAGTGTAAATCATCGCAATCTTATCAGCGCAAGAGTTCTAGCGGCTATCAGTTCCAGCTAGGATCGGGTTCAAAAAAGAAGATATTACCAACGGTTGAAGATTATGATATGCTTGCTTGTTGCGCGATTAACCAGCGCAGAATTGTGTTTTTCGCAACCGAACAGGTTCAACAATACACGAAACGTTTCACATACCGCTATTTTGAAAATCCCGATGTGGAAGAAGATAGCTTTAAAAAAGCGATTGAAATCATAAGAGGTAGATAATGGATTGGTCTAAATATCCGAACTTCACTAAGAAAGAGTTCGATTGTCAGGAAACCGGCGAAAACCAAATGCAGGAATCCTTTATGGAAAAGTTACAGGCATTACGAACCGCCTATGGTGCGCCTATGCGCGTCACTAGCGGCTTTCGTGATCCCCGGCATAGTATCGAAGTGTCTAAGTCTGCGCCCGGCGTACACACGCGCGGTTGCGCCGTTGATATAGCTTGTGACGGTCAAGATGCTTACGAAATAATGAAGATTGCCTTAGAATTAGGTTTTACCGGCATTGGCGTTCAGCAACGCGGCTCATCGCGTTTCTTGCATCTGGACACCTACACCGGCGATCCGCGCCCGAACGTATGGAGTTACTAAAATGTTGAATGTACTGAATAGCATCTTAGGCGGTGGTGATGTCATCAAGAAAGGTCTTGATCTGATCGATGATATGCACACCAGCACCGAAGAAGAAATTAAGGCCAAGAGCAAGGCCAAGATCGATCTAATGGGTGCATACGCACCATTCAAGATTGCCCAAAGATACCTAGCTCTTATGTTTGGCGGCACGTTCTTGGGCAGTTATATGATCGTGCTAGGAATGACGATATCCGGATATGGTGATCCGGATGCCGTCACTAAGGTGATGGAACAGTTCAGCATCAATTACGCGATGCTGATTATTCTTGGTTTTTACTTCGGCGGCGGTGTTGTCGATAGCTTCAAAGCTAAGAAATAACCTTCAGCGTTAACGTCTTTTGCCGCGATATGGTTTCGGGTTTAGCCGGTACAATCTTTTCCGGTTGCGCCCGAACCTTTCGCATAGGCCATTTGACGATATATCGCTTGCCGGCTATTTCCGCTTCACCTTCAGCCGCTTCGCCCAGCACCTCTTTAATAGATGCTTCGAGTTCATCGATGCGGCGTTCCGCTTCTTTCTTGTCGTCTTTCGCTTGCGCTAAGTCTAACAATAGCTTCTGACCACCTTGAACGCTTGCGAAATCTATCGCTGGAACGGCTTCAGAGGCCACAGGATAGGCGTTATTACCATCTGCGCTTGATGATACCGGATAAGGTTCTTTATCGGCTCTGCGGCGTTCAAACACGCTTATCGCATCGATAATGCGGTTTTGCATTTCAGTATCAGCTTTATAGACGAATATCCGAAGTGTCACGCCTTGATATAGGGTTGCGATTGCGCCCCAACTGAAGCCGGTACACATCATCTGCGCTTGTATCTGCCAAAGGCCACGATAGGCGGCTGGGCGTTCTTCTGGTGGTGCGCTAGTTAGTTTAGCCTCTAAACAGCCCCATCCATCAACATCAATAGAACCGTCTTCGGTCATAACATAAATGCCATTGTTCGGATCGGTCTTTATCGTGCCGGTTAGCTTGCCCATACCATCTAAAGACGCGGCAAGCATCACGCCTTTACAGAAAAACGGTTCGTTAAGGTTTAGATCGCTTTCGGTTATCCCAATCCGTTCGCAAGCCGTCTTTAGGATATACGGTTCTAACGCATCGCCGTGATGCGTTGCCTCATTACCGTTAAAGGTTTCGGGATCAGGTTCACCGTTATCTAAAGCGATGATCCGCTTCAGATGTTCGTTTTGCGTCTTATAAGGTGATAGCCCCATAATCACCGGAA